TTGGAGTGGATCAAGGTTTCTTCGTTGGTGTTTGACGAGGAGTGAGTTTGCTGGGTCGCTCCCAGATGAACTACGGAGATGCGGGGGAGCCGTAGAGAGATTGGAAGTCACTGGAAATGCTCATCGTTACCAGTGGTGGAAATAGCCCGCCCATTTTTCATTAGATGATCCGCAAAATTTGTTAGCATCCTGCCGGAAATTGATCCGTCTCCCCTGGGCGTCCGCTACCTCCTGCCGCGATGCCGTTTTCTGTTGCGTACAACATTCTTGTTGCGTTCTTGGGTCCATACTGGTAGATTGATTGAACGTTGAGTAGTGGTTTTCGTTTATGCGTATGGAGGGTGGAGCGATGCGATTTCTGTTAGGCGTCTTGTTGGTAGTGTTGTTTTCGTCGTTGTCGTATGGGCAGTATCCGTTAGGTGATCTGAATGCTGGTCCTTACGACGACAATTCGCTGAGTAATCCTTACGGTGCCGGAAGTCCTTACCGTCAAGATGGGCTGATGAATCCGTACAGCCGGTACGGGAGCCCGTACAGCGATTACTCTTGGACGAACCCGTATGCGACCAACCCGCCGAGGATTTACACTCAAAGCGGGCGGTATCTTGGTGAGTTGAGTTCTAATCCTTATGCGTCGGACTCAATTTCCAATCCTTATGGGCGGTATGGCTCTCCCTTTAGTTCTGACAGCATTAACAATCCGTACGGTTATGGGAGCCCGTATTCGACGCAGCGGCTTTATGTCTGGCCGCGTAGAAGATAGGCTAGCGTGATGCTAAGATGTTTGTGCGGTCGATGGTGTTGCAACTCAAATTTCGCTTCATGCGGCGTAGTTGCTTTGGGTTAGACTCCTGAACGACCGATTTGGATTGTTTGATTTTTATCCAGTGCAAAAAGTAATTAAAGAGCGATGCAAATGGATGTTCGATCTCTTGCTGAGTGGCACAAGGTGCAGGCTTCACGCGCTGCTAATCGGTCCCAGGTGATTCACGGAAAAGTATGCACTAAGACAGAGTTTCATTTACAAGCGGCTGAGTTAGTAGAAACTCTTTCTGGCAGTGAGCGAGATCGGTCGTTGATTGCAGTCGAAAAAGACGTAAAGCAGCGGGCAGTTGAGTCATTGGAAAAATTGGCTAAGTCGCTTACTGTAGAAGCTCGCGAGTTAAGACGGATGCTCGCTGACGAGGTTGGAGATGATTAGTAACTAATCTTTTAGTGCTACATCCTGCTCTAATTTCAAGTATCTGCCTACGGAGCTAAGGCTAATTCCCATTGCTCGAGCGATTTCCTCTTGCGTAAATCCTTTGTCGCGAAGCTTGAACACCTTTTTGAGATTGACACCCGCCTTGATGGCTCCTGGCTTCCTGCCTTTGTACACACCACGTTCTTTGGCGGCTTCGATGCCAGCAGTTTGGCGTTGCTTGATGTTTTGCTTTTCGATCTGAGCAAAAGTAAGAAACAAATTGGCAATAGCCTGCCCAATAAGCCCGCTAAGGTCGATAGGCTCAGTGACGGAGACGATCCGTACTTTTTTGTCGCACCACTCTCCTATCAGGTTGTAACCTTGCATTGCGTTTCTGGACAACCGATCAAGTTTCCAAACGACAACGGTCTTGATGGTCCCGTTCTGAACGTCTCGTCGAAGCTGGTCAAGCTCCGGTCGATCCAACGTAGATCCATTGGCTTTGTCAACGTACCAATGAACGGATTTGTAGTCGATTCCGTTGGCAACGATCCATTTTTTCAACTCACGACGCTGACCATCTTCGTTCTGTTCTTCGGTGCTTACTCGGACATACATGGCAATCGTCATCGCAAATCTCCTTGGCAAAAAGCAGAAAACAAGTCTCCTGCCCCAAGGATAGCCCCCGTAACGCAATAAGTCAATTAGGGTGGGAGCTTATTTGATGTAATTTCGTTTTTGGGGCAATTTTGCTAGGCTGTGTTTGGTGTGCGTGGCAAATAACACTCAGATGAAGGGTTGGCCGGATGAAAGACAATAGATGTTGGCAAGGTTACGAGCCCGTAAAGGGCAAAAAGGCGTACAGTAAGGGGAGTTGCAAGAAGTCGAATCCCCAAAAGAAAACTCAACCGAAACCAAAACCGAAGAGCAAGTAAAATGACAAAGAGGAAGTACAAAACCCCTGCTTGGTCTCGAGCGGAAGGTCAAGATCCAGATGGTGGCTTGAACGCTAAGGGCAGGGCTTCAGCTAAAGCCGAAGGGTCAAATCTCAAACCACCCGTTTCGAAAGAGCAAGCGTTAAAATATCCAAAGTCTGCCGCTCGCAGAAAATCTTTCTGTGCTCGTAGCGCCGGTCAGATGAAAATGTGGCCGGAAGCGGCTAAAGACCCGAACAGCAGGCTCAGGAAAGCTCGAAGGAAGTGGGATTGTTGATGCGTCGAATCAATGTTGCTGCAGGAGAGAAATACGGGGAGTTGCGGGTGATTTGCGAAATTTCCTCGAATGGCAAGCGTAAATTCCAATGTAAATGTGACTGTGGCGCAAACGTGGACGTTCGTCTCGATCATCTCCGTAGCGGTCATACCTCGAGCTGCGGATCTTGCGGAATATCACATGCTGGTAAACGCATGACCATCAAACAGTGGGCCGAGGCTTATGGACTTAATGAAAGCACTTTGAGGGCGAGACTGAAGGTTATGTCGATAGGAGAAGCGTTGGAGCGAAGTCTAAGAAATTGATATTTGCCAAGTTTGACTAAGTTGATTGTAATTTGCACAATCTTGGCATGAACACACCTTTTTACGATTTGGTTCCTCGCGGACTTGAGGAAAATCTACGCTGGCGCATTCGCTGCCGCGAAAGAGCATTGGTAGACGAGCAATTTCGAAACGCTTTAATACAAGCGTGCGAAAATGATGTTCTTTTCTTCTTTGCATTTGCTTTGTGGGTAGAAGAACCTCGCGAAAGAATTAAGTTGCGTCCGTTTGTGCCTTGGCCCCATCAAGATGCAGTTATCGTTGGCATGGATGAAACAATAACCGAAGGAATGAATGAAGGTCATCCTGTTTCCGCTACAGTGAAGAAGTCTCGAGCCCAAGGTGGAACGTACACCTATCTTGGTGTGCAAGTTCGGCGTGCATTGTTTGAAAATGGTTTTTCGTCAGGATTGGTTTCTCGTAACGAAAAGATGATGGACTCTAAGGATCCATCGGCTGTCATGAACAAGTTGTCGTCGATGCTCGATAAGCTGCCAGTGTGGATGCTAGATAAGTACGATCGCAACATTACCGACCATACCATTCGATTGCCAAAGACAAACTCAATATGGGTTGGGTATTCAGCAACAGCAGACGTAGCTCGTGGTGGTAGAACCAGTATGTTTGCATTTGACGAAGTAGGCTCTGAAGAGTTCATTGCTGGTGGTGTTGACTACAAAATCATGTCCAGCGTGGCGCATGTCACGAATTGCGTATTTTTGTGCTCGACGTTTGGAGCCGACGCTGGCGTGTTTTACGAATCTGCAACCGATCCCGATAACCCTCGAGTCTATTCTTTGAATTGGAAAGACAATCCAGTTCATTCAAAGCTTGCTTACATCAAGCAAAATGGAATTACCAAAGCAGTCAGGCCAGAGGAGCAAGAAGCTGTCGATGAGTACATTAGTACCCATGCTCGCGAGTTGCGTGCTATCGAACGAAGAGGGCATGTGATTGAAGGGAGGTTCCGATCGCCTTGGTACGACTCCCATTGCCTCCTTCCAGGTGCTACACCTCGATTTATTGCGCGTGAACTTGACATGGATGCAAAGGGCGCAGCTAGCAAGTGCTTTCAACCTGCTTTGCTCGAACGAATGAAAAAAGAGCATTGCAAACGGCCTGTTTGGCAGGGCGTACCAGTAATCGACAAAGAGCGACCAGAAGTTGTGGGGTTGTCTCCAAGAGACGATGGGCCGTTGAGGTTGTGGTTTCGTCCTGGGATAGATTTCTCTCCTCCGCTCGGACCATATACAGCAGGTTGCGACGTTGCGTCGGGCGGTATGTCAGCAGTCGCAACGCCTTCCGTCATCTCCATGCTTGACAACAGCAGCGGAGAACAAGTGCTGGAATACGCAATCAAAGGAGTTGAGCCTCGGGCGTTTGCATTTACCGTAGTAGCACTTTGCGTGTGGATGCGCAAAGCTTTGCTCGGCTGGGAAGACGCTGGCAACTCTGGAGGTTTTGCGGATGAAATAGCGAAACTCGGGTATTGGAATGTGTTTTATCGCACTTCTGAACAATTCGGATCTCAAACAAAAACTCGCAGAGTAGGTTGGCCAGTTCGCAGAGATTCCGACAAGGCAGACTTGTTTGATCGCATTTCAATGGCGATGGATGCCGGTTTATACATTCCGCGTTCTGAGGAAATGATTACGGAGTGCGGAGAGTATGAATGGGACGGCGACAAACTCTTGCATGTTCCGACAAAAAACAAAGGTGCTGGCAACAAAAACCATGCAGACAGAGCTATTTCGGCGGCTGGTTGCTGGTATATATTTTCATCAGAGCACGCAAATGATAAAGTTGACAGCGACACGGAAAACGGTCAGAATCCAGAATATGGAAGCTTTTTGTGGCGAGAGCGACAAGAGCGACGCGGCATTAACACGGGTAGTCCACGATATGGAATACGTGATGTGTTGCGTAGGTAGGATTCAAGGATAAAACCTGAAGGATTGGTGTAGGATGGTAGACGAGTTAAGCGAAAAGATTGATGTTGCAATTGCAAAGTTGGCTGACCAAGTTAAAGCTCAGCCAGATGCTCAGAAGGCACTGCACTTTTCTCAGTCTGCTCTAAATCTTGCTCAAACAAAGGCGGTTCTCGAAGGATCGAAATCGCCAGCGTCTAACAAGAAAGCTGTTTGACACAGTGTCAATTTAGCTCTGGCTGGAGATAAAACCCAGTCGAAATAAGTTCGGAATAGCTCCGTAATCATTTCGGCTGTGGATGTTTGATTTAGATAACGACGAAAAACGAGCGAGACTTCTTAAAGCCATACGCTCATCGCGTGATGCGATGGAGCCGTTTCGTCGTGTTCGAAAAGAGCTTATCAAGGATTACGTTGGATCTTGGTACGCAGAATCAGGTGCGGAAAACAAAACGCTCGTAAACCTGATGAACCAGACGGCTCGCATCTACACTATTGCACTTGCCGCAAATAATCCGCAAGTTTTGGTTTCCACATCGCGAATGGAAACCTTGCCGTTTGCTGCTCGATTTGAGGTAAATCTCAATAAACTCATAAGCGATATGACGCTTGATAAGACAATTCGAGCAATTGTCATGGATGCGTTTTTCTGTCTTGGGTGCGGTGTTGTAATGATGAGAGACACCGACACTCGTTTTCATGGAATGCTTGAATCTGAAGAAGATGTTTGGTTGGACCCAGGCCAGCCTTGGTTTAACCGAGTTTCCATTGACGACCTGATTCTTGACATGCCAGCCAAAGAACTGACCAAGATGCGATATTGCGGTCACAGGTATCGTGCTGACTACGAAAAGGTCATGGACGAGCCAGGGTACGACAAGAAAGTCAAAGACAAATTAAAGCCAACAAATCGTCGGCATCAGGATTCTGTCGGTGCCGCACGGGATATTGCTTCAGATTGGGGAAGCGCGGAAGACGATGATTTGAAAGACATGATATGGATGATGGATGTTTGGATTGCAGAAAACAACTCCATCGCAACGTTTGCGGTTGATCAAGCAGATTTGCCTCCGCTTATCGAAAGAGAATGGATTGGATGTCAATCTGGTCCGTACAAGTTTCTTTCTCTTGGCGACACTCCAGACAATGTCATTCCAACATCGCCAGCTATTAACTTGAAGGGTATGCACGACCTGCAGAATAGGCTCCACCGTCGCATGGAGGATGATTCCGATGCTCATCGCGTGGTGAATGTATACCCTCCAGGCATGGAAGACGACGCAGAAAGACTCAGGACATCAGAAAGAAATGGATGGTACAGAGGTCGGAGCCCAGAGCAAATTAAGCAATTTCAAGTAGGCGGGATTGATCAAAGAGACATGGCTCTCGCGACATTCCTGCAAGCGGAATACGACCGATTTGCTGGAAATTTGCAAGCAATGGGTGGTCTTGGTCAGCAAGCGTCAACTCTTGGCCAAGAAGAGCTGATTCACGGAAACGTTTCCAAAAACGTTGCAGACATGCGAATGGCAGTTGTTTCGTTTGCTTCGGATGTTGTTTTGGATTTAGGGAGATTGATGTGGGAGGACTCAACGCTTGAACTCAAGACTGCTATGCCTGTTGAGAACAGTGGTATTAGCGTTAATTCAGACTGGACGCCAGATTATCGGGATGGAGAGTTTGAAGACTATGACTTTCGAGTCGAACCGTATTCAATGGTCTTCAAAACGCCAGAACAAAAGCTTCAAGAGTTGTTCCAAGTCTTGCAACAAATCGCTCCGCTTTGGCCAATGTTCCAGGCGTCGGGAGCATCGATCGATGCCGAAGCCATCGTTGACGAAATTGCCAGACTGAAAAACAGGCCAGAGTTTAAGCGATTTATTACTTTTGCAGCACCTGCCGAAATGCTTGGTGGCGACCAGAACACTGTTAGGCAATCGCCAGTAACAACGAGAGAAACGATACGTCGCAACGTAAGTGCAGGTGGAACAGAGCAGGCAAGAAACAATGCTCTGATTCAGACTTTGATGGGCGGTAATCCGCAAATCAATTCGCAGCAAAGAGAATCAATGTTGCAAGGAACAGGTTGATGAGTGGAATAACCTACAAATACAACGGAAGAACTGTTTCTCACGAAGAGTTAGATCAGCTCGTTCCAAAGAAATCAGATTGGCTTGCTCGTCCAGCAATGGCTGCAAACACTTACGCAGAACACAATCCTTTAGTTTCTGAAGGTTGTGGTGTTATGAAATCACAAGTCACCGAAACTCGGGATCTAATTAGAAGACACAGAATACAAGGGGCTGCTGTTTTAGATAGCGGTCAAATTCGTTTTACAAGTCGCCGCGCACGTAATGAATTCTTGAAAATGCGTGGTCTTCACGATTTAGACGGAGGTTACGGAGATGCCTAGCGAAACAGTTGAAATGGAAAAACTGGACAGTGAAGGCTTGAAAGCTTATGCTGATGCGGTTGTTGAAGAGGTTGCTGCAGAACGTCGAGGCGAAGAAAAGCCAGATGTTGATGTCGCAAGCAACACAGAAACAACAAAAGAATTAAACGCCGAGAAGAAATCCGGCGAAAAAGCCGCTGAGGTTGAATCCGACAGCGATGATACCGGCGAAACTGTAAGTCTTCCTGAATGGGTTGATGACAAAGTCAAAGCCGAGATGACCGCGTACGGTATTGATGATTCCGAGTTGTCGGAGTTTGCCAGTCGCGATGAGTTGGAAAAGGTTTTGCGTTTTCTTGACAAGAAGGCGCTCGAAGCTGGCCGCAAGGCTATGGCTGAAAGCGAAAAAGAACCTGCTCGTAATGAGAAGGGTCAATTCTCCAAGAAACAAGATACCGAGGAAGAGGACGATCAAGATTCTGCTGTTAGCAAGTCGAGCGATCGGTACGAGGTTTCTTTAAGCAAGGATCTCTATGACGACGAGATTGTTGATGAGTTTTCGCGATTGCGAGACCATTATGAATCTCGACTAGAACGTCTGGAGTCGCAATTTGCTTATGTGAATGCCAAGTCTGAGGAAGAGCGGTTCGACAGCTATGTAGATTCTCTTGGTTACGCTGAATTGTTTGGCAAAACCGGGAAAGAATCTGAGCGGGAACTGGAACGCAGAAAAGACCTTCATGTGGCTGTTAAAGCTCAGATGATTGGTCTTGAGCGGTTGGGTCGTTCGACAGAACTCACGGACCAATTAGTCAGTCGAGTAGCCAACATGGTGTTCGCTGATGAGATTGGTAAGAAACGTCTCAAACAACAAACCCAGAGAATTTCAAGGCAAAGTCAAATGCGGTTGGGTGGAAGCCCTACTAAGCCGCAACCACCTCGCGACGATCCTCGCGAAGAGGCAGACCGACTTTACAAGGAACTCGAACGGTCTTAACACATAAGGAATTGGCCAAATGGCACTATCGATTGACCAGATTGATGACTTTGTCAACAGCATTCACCAGAAGTTTGCTGGAGAAGAACAGCTTGCAGCTCAGGACTTGTCCTTGCCGTTGCAGGAATACAAGTACGCATCGCGACTTTTCTCAGGGAACCTGAAGAAAGACACGATGAGTACATCGGAATGCCGATGGAAGGTGAAAGTCAATACCAACGACAACTTCCAGACGGTTGGTTTGTATCACCGAGACTCTTCGACTCGGGTCAATACGCTTGACCAAGGCGAGTTGAAGTGGGCGTTGACCACCAACAATTACCACTACGACATCGACGAAGAAATCTTCCGAACTGGTGGCCGTCAGATTTACGATTACATCGAGGACATGGAACGTGACCTGATGACATCGTTTTACACGGGCATGGAGGATTTGGTGTTTGGCCCCGGTCCCGTTGGACCGACGCAATCTCCATTTTCGGTTGCGTCCCTGTTGTGGTGGATCACCGCAACAAATGACAGCGTTACCGAAAACAACGCTCCTGAAGGCTTTAACGGATTTGAGCCGGTTGGTTGGGGAGCTAATGGTGTTGGCGGTATCTCTTGTGCTACATATCCACAGTGGCGCAATCGAACCTTTCCGTACACAACGGTTAGCCGAAGCGACTTTGTTGAAAAGGTCATCAACTCGATGGACCTTTGCCAGTTTACTCCGCCTGTTCAGCGACCTGACATCGTTGACCAAAAGCGCAGCGATTGGGAGTTGTTGACTACCCACAGTGTGTTGGCGGCGGGTCGGCGTTTGCTCCAGCTCGGAAACGACAACATTGGCGACGACATGGCTGCTCGTAGCGGCACTGTCTTTGTCCGTGGTGTTCCCATGACCTGGGTTCCAGCTTGGACGAACTCTGGAAGCGTCAATGCTCGAACAGACGGAATCATTCTCGGTGTCAACTGGGCAACCTTCAAAGCGTACTATGCCGCTGGTCGGCAAATGCGCAAGCGAAAGGCATTCCAGCACCCAGAAATGAGCAACGTTCGCGTGCGTTGCATGGACGATTCGGTGCAGATGGTTTGTTTCAACCGTCGCGGAAACTTCCGTGGCTACAGCACTATCGCTGTAACAGAAACCGCTTAATGTCATTGCTGACATCGTGTCAGCAGCGACTTAATAAACGTCTCTGGCGGGCAGACGTTAAATTCGCCCGCCATTTTTTCATTGGGACAACGCCCACCCAAAGCTGGGACACTCCCGTTTTTAGTAAGGGTTTTATGATGCAGACGCATTTTGAAGAAATTTCGACGAGGCTTTTTTCGCCTAAACTGTGGCGGGGGTTTCCTGCTCCTACGAACATGAATCCAACTGGTAGCTCTTATCAGGGCCCAAGCGGAAATCCTGTGTTTGGTTTTTTTGATGACTTCTTTTCGTTTCATGCCGCTACGCTCGATGGTCCGTACTTGACGCTTGTCACAGATGGTGGCATTGTCATTAATCAGATTGCGGACACTGACGAGCGTAAGGGCATTGTTGCCATCGACTCTGATGCAACTGGTGCGAACGACGAGGGTGTCATTCAGTGGGGGCGAGGAAGGTGCGCCCCATTCAAGTTGGCAAACAATGATCTTTGCTTTGAGGCTTGCTTGTCGGTCGATGTCATTACCGCTGATGACTATTCAATCGCAATTGGGCTAGCTGAGGCTGCTGACGGAGCATCTGCAGGATTATTTGCGGCTGCCGCTAATAATGTTTGTGCCTTGGCGGACACCAATTTTCTTGGGTTCGTCAAGCTGACTCCAGAGACCTCGGATTGGGATGGTGCATACAAGGCTAATGGTCAAACTTACCAGGACGGTGCAACCAAGACCAAGCTGAATGCGGTGGCAAAGTTCACAGCAAGCGGAACGACCTACAAGAAGCTCGGTTTCCGTTACAGGGCCGTTCCAAAGTCTCTGGAGTGGTACGTTGATGGTAATCTAGCAGGTACATCGTCGGCTCCTGCAAGATTGACTGCTTCTGAGATTGATGCGGCGACGTTCCCAGATAGCGTCTTTTTGGCTCCGATCATCGGGCTGAAGGTTGCTGTCGCTGCTTCTGTAGCAATCCAGATCAACATGGATTGGTGGGCTTGCGCTCAAATGGAATAGGTTTTGCTTTTTGTAGTTTTCGGGCGGGCAGATTCACGCTGCCCGCCCTGAACTCGGCTATTACGCTTTTCAAGTTTTTGCAAAAAGAGATTTGTATTATGCCAAGTTTTGTCAACGATCTTCTCAAGTCTCGTCGTTTTTGGGTCTCAGTTGGCGCTCTTGCTGCAGTAGTGCTCAAGGAGCGGCTGAACATACCGCTATCTGAAGAGCAGATTACCGACATCGCGATCCTAATTGGATCGTGGATTGTTGGCGAGTCGCTGCGGTCCAGCTCGGCAAAGGCGTAGCGATGAGTGAGGATTTTTCTGTAAACGAAGAAGACCGAAAGAAACTAAGCAGACTGTCGCTTGCGCAGAGGATGCTTGCTCGTTCGGTTATTAGGTCCAATTGGATTGATTGCCAAGGCTGCGGCGAAGATGCGTTAATCGGATTTCGAGCCGATCGCAGACTCCGAGGCATAGATCCAATGGTTATCGAGTTGCTAATGTTGCTTGCCAAACTGTTAATTCAATATTGGCTGCAAAATGGAATTGATAAACCAAGCGTGGTTGCTTCCGAGCTTGAGCCTGTTAGCTACGAAGAGGTGAACGATGCCGACTAAGGAACCCGCGTCTTGGATACCGTGGATCATTATCGGAATTATGGGTGCGATGCTTTGGCAAAACCAACAGCCCGCACCTGTCCCGCAGCCTGCGGGACAATCGATCGAACAGATTGTTCGCAAGACTCACGCCGAAACTGCGAAGAACTACGCCAGCGTGTTTCGCTCGGCAGCGGACAAGGTCGCTGCTGGCGAGATCAAGGACGAGGAACAACTCTACAACACTCTCAAAAAGGATTTGGATGATGCGCGCATCAATGCGTCAACTGATTTGGACAAGCTTTTGGATTCTAACATTCCAACTGTTATCGACGACGGCACTCGAGGTGCCGTGTCTAGCTTTCTCCTGCGAGTCGGAGGTGCATGGTGAGTCAAGCGGAACTGACATTTTCGGAACCACCGGAGGATTTCACGGGCTACAGGATCGACCTGGAGAACAGAGTTGCCCTACAGGCAGATGCGACACCGTTCCTAGTGTCGTCGAGCGATTACCTAGCACCGGAGCAGATCGACCCGAGAGGCAAGGTGAGGCACGACAAGCAGTTCAATATGGGCAGTTGCCAGGGGTTCAGTCTTGCCAATTGTTGCGAGTATCTTCTGCTACTTGCGATGAGACTCAAGGAGTACAGCGGCGAGCATCAGTTCAGCAGCTTGTACGCTTACCTCGAATCTCAGCGATTCGACAATCTTTTAGGTCGAGATGTCGGTAGCACAATCGGAGGCGGTTTGAAGGTTGCCAGAGACGTTGGCATGTTGCCTGAGAAGGCACTGCCGTATCGGACGCCGTATCCGTCGAATGCAAGATCGATGATTACCGATGCAATGCGGAGTCAGGCATCGACGTTTAAGATTCGATCGTTTTCCTGGCTGAAGTCCTATCAGCAAATCTTCGATTACCTCGCTTCTGGCGCGGGTGCAGTACACACCGGAACCGTTTGGAATCAGTCGTTCTACGCATCTAACGGAGTGCTAGAGAACGTGTCACTCAGCAACGGCGGGGGTCATGCTACGGCATGGCTTGGCTACTCGACACGCAAGGACCGATCAGGTCGGAATTACATTTGGCGTTTGAACTCGCACAACGACTCTTGGACTGAGCTATCGCCAACGGTGGTCGATCGGCTTTGCGGTCATCCGTACACGGCGATCGTCGGCATATCGGACATGTCAGTTCCTGGCCCGAGAAACATCGATTGGACGAAGGAGAGTGTATTCGCATGACGCAGGAATCTTTGCTTGTCATTCTCGGTGGTGCGGTCATGTCCAGTCTCGTAGGTGCGACGGTGTATCTGTTCCATCGCTTCGAGCGTGCGAAGGAGGAGTTGATTCAAAAATTTGAATCGGATCTTTCGGTTGTGAACTCGCGCCTGAAGGATTGCGAGGACGATCGCAATGCACTTCGGAATCAGATCCTGGCGATACATAAAGAGATGGCCGAGTTGAAGCAGAGGTTTGCTTAATGTCCGCAACGTCGCTTGACCTCAGTCAAATCAAAACCGATGCACTGTCGGCGGCATCG